CCGGAATGCAAAAGAGAGTTTGCGAAACGTCTGGCTTTGTACTGCTCTTTGTATGTGAGGCTCTTTGCCATTCCGTCAAGATCGATCATGCCGTTGTCTGAATAGTTGTCGTAGAAGTCTTTTATGATCTTAGAGAAATCAGGCTCGTATTTTTTAAGCACGCTGTTCAGCTTGCGGATATCCTTGTCTATCCTCCGTTGCTGTTTGTCGTGTGCCTTCTGCCAGTCTTTAGTCTTCGCCACTTACAAAGCCCTGATACTCTGTGCCGAGCTGTTCGTTCTCAAGTTTGATCTGTTCGTAGTCTTCACTGTTGCCAAGAAGTTCTGTTGCATACTTGACCGACATAAACCCACCGTCTATCGCTTTTTTTATCGCTGTTGCCTGTTCGTCAAGGGTCTTTGCTACAACGTCGTTGAATGTGACCTCAACGCCTAACAACGCATTGAAGGCTTTTGCAACGGCTGTCCTTTTCTCTTCCACCCTTGAGATCGTTGAAGCCATCATTCTTTCGAGTGCATCGCCTGAAAGCTGTCCGAGATCACTTATGCCAAGTGAGGATTTATTCACTGCAAGAGAAGAGAATATCTGATTCTCAAGATTGTCTTTGTGTATCTGAGACTGCTCTATCTTGCTTTCGAGCGTGATCTGTTCGGGCTTGTTTCCTCCGTCTCGAATGATCACGACACGGTCTTGAAGGTGTACTCTTGCCTGACCGTTCTCGTCATATTCAAGTGCTTCTTCCGGCATTGCCAGAAGTGGATTACTGATCTTGTCGAATGTTTGGGAGTTGAGGGTATTCGTCACCACAAGTTCACGAAGGAGAGCCACGTTGTCGTCTGTGTAGTCGCTGTTGCCCTCGAATACCGTGTTCGTTACCTCTGCGACTTTTGGAGCGTCCTGAACCAGTACTGAGTATATGACTCCGCTTTCGTCCTGGTACTTCTTCATGCCTTCGATATCCGCATCAACATATTTCATCGAGCCGTCTTTCTTGTTCACCTCTGCTTTTCGGTAGATAACGATATTGCCCTTGTGTTCTTCGAGCATATAGGTCTCATTCTCATCATCCTCTGATACTTTGTTGAAGATGGTGTAACTCTCGATAGCGTCCTGAATGTACGGGTGAGGTGTAGTGAAGTAGCTCAAAGCGTTGTATATGTTTAGGTACTGGCTTCCCTCGAACTCAACGAGCTTCAAGAGGCACGACCCGCCTACGCTCTGTTCACGGATACACTCTTTTACTTTTTGCTGTAGGTAGTCGTCTGGCTCTCCGTCAAATAGCAGGTCTCCGGCTGTTGCGTATGAAATATATGCACTGGTGATCGAGGAGAGAAGGTTTGATGGAACGATCAGGCTGTCGATAGGTGAGTAGTTCGGTCTGCCGTTATCCCACCCTGACAGAACGCTGCCGCCTGATACAATACCGCCAGCACCCATTAGTTCAAGCTTTACCCGGCTGTTCACTTCTGTTCTGAACGTGCCTGTACTGTTCTCTTCGAATATCTGCTTGTTGCGTGTGTAGGTATTATATTTCTTTGTGTTGAAGTATTCCGTAAGCTCCATGATATGCCTTAAAAGATTATTATCGATTAGACTATCATGGAATTGAAGTGGTTATATCCCTATCGGTTTTCTTACTCCTGATACTTTCCCTCTTCTCTTGTAAAGGTGCGATACGCTGTACCTCAACGCATCGATAAAGTGATTATACTCATCTATCGGCTTGTTTGTCGGTTTCCCTGTCTTTTTGTCAAAACCCCATGTGTAGTTATTGAACTCAGCCATAAAATCGTTAAGGTGAGGGGCAACAATGATTCGGTATTCCTGCAAAAAGTTTATCCCTGCTATGATCGAATCCCGTCCTTTTTCAGCAGCAATGACCCTTACCCCTTTTGCATTGAGTGAAGCTATCGTTTTCGGCTCTGCGGAGTCACCTCTTGTAATGTGCCTGTGTGCCTTCATCTCTTTTATTTTTCTCTCGATGTCGCTATTCAAGAGACCTCTCTCGTAAAAACCGTCTGTGACGTATATGATCTTTTTTTTATTGTCTATGTACAATTGGCAGAATGCTGTCGGGTCGTTTGTATACCCCCAGTCTGCACCCTGCAGCAGTTCAAGACCTTTTATCTCATCTTCTGTTATTCTCCTTTGTTCGGCATTTGAGAATATCACTCCCTCAAGAGAACCCCAGTGTCCAAGTGCGTACACCTTGTAAAAATTTGGGTTAGTGTATTTTAGTTTTTCAAGGTTCTCCTTGTACTCGTCGTCTATAAAATCATTGTCAAGATATGTCGTGTGTATTATTTTTACATCATCGATATTGTTGTCAAAGAAACGTTTTTTTAACCAGTGCTGCTCCGTTATCGGATTGAATGAGAGAATGATCTGCTTGTAGTTATCTAAGTGTTTTCCCCTTATTCTCAAATTAAGCTGATCTATGTCGTTCTCTGTAAATTCAGATGCTTCCTCAAGCCATGCTCCGGTAATATCCTTGATCGACTTTAGCTTTTCAACATTGTCCCACCCTCTGAACATAATGATGTTGTTATTCGGGCAAGTGATCGTCATTTCACCTGTAGGGGATGTTGAATACCGGAATAGATCATCTACTCCCATATCGTTTATCGCACCGATAATATCTGCTCTTGCACTGTCTCTTATTGTCTCCCCGACTTTTCTGCCGACAAGGTACCTGTGATTTCTCTCTGTGAGCATCCTGTATATTATTTTCTGTGCTGTAGCTACACTCTTACCGCTTCCTGCACCACCGTACAGAATCAGGAATCTGTTGCATGCCTTGAATATCTTGTAATAAACGCTATTTACAAGACGCTTGAATCCGATGTTTAGATTAATCGCTGTCATTCTCGAAAGGGTCTCCACCTACGATTACAACATCATTTGTTTTCTGTTTGTTGTCTTTTTCGTAAGCACCGTGATACTTCATCAGCATATCCAAACTGCCTTTCTTGTCAGCCATTTTGTATTTTATGATATCTGCGACATGATCTCCGTCAGATATTTCTTTTCTTACGGTGATCTCCTGGATAGAAGCAGCGGTATCATCATCAATGTCCACTATGTGCTTCAGTCTACCGTCATGCTCGAATACTTTTCTGATGTCCGAAAAACCAAGTCGTTCGACTTCACGGATGATCTCTTCAAGTGTTTTTGTTGTTTTTTCGGTTAGTTTGTTTTTTAGATTTAGTATATATTCGGAAATATGAGGTTTCATAAGGTGCTCATGTCCTATCACTGTAGCCGTTTTCTTTGAGTACCCTGCCCTGATAGATGCTTGCGTAGCATTAAAGTCTTTCAGATACTCCATGCAGAAACGCTTTTGCTTATCGGTAAGCTTCTTCATCTCTTCTTTCTCCTTTGCTTTGCCATATTCTTCATTTTCAGGTCGCACCTGTCACAGCAGGTTCTGACACCCCAGCCACGTTTTATCTGGTCGTACGGTTTCCCGCATACCCGACAATGTGCAGGCTTCTTGTTTTTGATACACTTCTGTTCATCATGATACCGAAACCTGCATCCAAGCGTACAATACTTCCTGTTGCTGAACAGTGTCCGGAACTCTTTCTTGCAGTTTGGGTTGGCGCAGGTTTTTATTGGCATTACAAACCTTCCTCCATTTCATTTTTAATCTCTTCCACCTCAACAGCGATCACATCACGGTCACCGTAATACTTCACCGCTTCGATCTGTGATACCTGAGCATCATCGTGATAGGCAATGCCATTCAAAGCATCCTTGACCCCCTTGATGAGATTGTCGGTATCCGGTTTGCTTGTGTGATACCCCGCTGCTTCTTTTTTCTTTTTGCTCCAGCTCTTCGGGTACTTGAACTGAAACGCTACCCGCATCACAACAGCACCTTCGTGTTTGGTCATTCCCCTGCACTGCATAGCGATAGCCTTCTTGTAGTTCGTGTATCTTTCCGGGTTGTATGTCCCCCGCCTTGTGACTCTTGGTCTTGGGGCTGGCATTGGTTTGATCTGGATTAGTTTTGTCATGCTGTCTCCTCGTATACTCTTATTTCTGGACTAGGTGGATAAAGGTATATCATCCCATTTCTAGTATTTTTATATCCATATTTATTGAATATATTTTTATTATCTTTTATTGTTGAAATTCTAATTTGCCCTAAGAATTGTTCATCTTCGATCATCTCCCCACTATCTTTGTCTCTTATATATTTCTTAGCTAGTCTATAAGCTATACGTGCTGTGTCTGTAATAGTTGACGCTCCTCTTGAACCATTCCCCTCTTTTGACTTTGAAGAGTGATGAAGCACGAGTATGACTATTTTTAATTTTCCTGCAATCTCTAAAAACACATCCCTTACAAGTAAATCCATTTCGCTATTATTATTCTCATTACAGCTATGGAACTTCTTTAGTGGGTCCAATACCACAAAACCTGTATTGGTGGATACAATATATTTTTCAAAATCTGATAGTAAAGAGCTGTTTATTGTTGGGGTGCCTGCTACCATTTCAAGAAATCTCATATTTGATGGATTATCTACGGTGATAAACTTCATTCTGTTTTTGTACTGAATGATCTCTTCATCACTAAAATGCAAAAAACTTCTTCCGATATCTGATATTCTAGCTTCTATCTCGTCTCTATCATCTTCTCCCATGACCAGCAAAGCCAGGCTTAATGGGTTAGCCCTAAGATAATGCAAAGCAGAACGTATCGCTACTGTTGATTTGCCTACTCCACCAACACCAGCGATGACATTGTATGCCCCCTTGATAAGAGGGAGAAAATCCCTGCAAACAATCTCAGTAGGTTCTGTTTTTATTTCATCAAGACCAAGTGGGGAAAAGGTTGCTGCTTTTTTTATGTTTGATCTGTTTATTAGATCAAGCTCTTTTCTAAGCATCTGTTCTTTTACTAGCAGTGCTTCACTAAACTGCTCAGCCTCTACCAGTTGACTGTATTTTATTTTTAGGGTGTTTATTTCTGCTATGTGAGCTGACGACACAAGTCCCCCTTTATTTTTTTATCAAGCTGGGCATCGTAATATCTTTTTGAATAACCGAGTCCAAGACTATTTTGAGCAAGTATATTAAGCCATTCCATTTCAAACTGTGTGCCCTCGATAGACTCTTCAATCTTATACGATAAAAAACCATAAGCACCATCTTGTACCTCGTTTATTTTTTCAGCTACCCGCTTTCTGAATGGAGAAGTGAAAAAAGATATGTCTAATTCATACACCTTACTCAGATCATCATCCAAATCATTTGCAAATAAAAATGTTGACAATATGGCTCTTTCAATATCAACTACATCCATATCTCGTCCTCCTCTTTTATCTCCCTTGCTGATTCATCCCAATTTCTCAAAAGAGGGACATAATCTATTATTTTGCTTCTACCCCTTTTCCATCCTAACGCTGAATAGTAATTATAAAAACGTATACATAGCTTTTCACTCTTGCCAATATCTTTCCCTTTTGAAATTACCTGCTCTTTTGTGGGTGCCTCTCTTGTAGTATTAATATTTATAGTATTATCCTCCGTGTTTTCATGGAGGGGGTCTCCATCTTTTCGTGGATACCCCTCCGTGTTTTCATGGAGGGGGTATATCCTTCTTTGAAACACCTCTTTTGACCCCGTTTTATTTATTATTTTAGTAGATATGTATCTATATTTTTTAAGATTATTTATCCAAGTACTTACTGTTTTTACATGGACATCATACAACTCTGCAAAATATGAATTGCTTGCATAGCAATACCCCTCTTTTTGCATTAATGATGTGATCTCTGAGTACATTATTTTTTCCATAGGTGATAGATTCTTGCAATATCTAATATTTGCAGGCAATATCCCATAATATGCTGGTTTATCCATTTAATTCCTCCAAAGAATTACGTCTTATAAAACACCCTCCTCAACTTTGGAGGAAGTTAAAGAAAGAGGGTTTTATAAAACTATTAAGGCACTTTTGATACAATTTTACTTGTGTATTTAATGCACAGCGTTTCTGGTTATATGTTGCTTTTCCGGGCTGGCATATAACCGCCACTCAATGCCAGATATGGCACTCAATGGCGATCACTTACGACTGCCTTTGTTGTTTAGCTTTTTTTTGTCCTGATCTGCCAGAAAATCAACATACTCTTTTATGGTCATGTCCCTCAAAAGAGCCTGCACCTTTACTTTTTTATGCGTTTCCTGGCAAACCTCCAAGTGCTTCATTTTCATACTTTCCCCTAAATATCAGATTACCTAGTATATCTGTTATATACTTAAACTTCCTAATGATAGGAAAGGGGGAATCGGGTCAATGATCTATGTTGTAGATTGGATTCCTTGTAGATAAACTTTTTAATTCTTTTATCTGATCTTCTGTTAAAAATGCAACGTGCTTTGTATTATCCAGTTTGAATATGATTGTAGGTTTCTTGTAGTGTTTCATATACATAACTTCCTTTTTTAACTCTTTTAGTGAATTACCATATACTCTCCCTTCTAACTCATCTACAAAGTAAATATGAACAGGGACTTTATACTTATCCTGAAGGAAGGAATATTCTTCATAATGTCTAATATCAATGCCAGTCCACTTGAAACCATCATACTGTGCATTTAACCTTGGCTTTGCTTTTGCATCTACTATAACCATCCTCTTTTTATCTATAGAAGCGCACATAAAATCAAAAGGGTGCGCACCATCATAGCTTGGTTTATATGGTATTAATCCTTTATCTCTTAAATGCTTTTCTACTATGATCTCTCCAAAGTTTCCTTTTTTTACTGTTGGTTTATCTTCCCAGTTCATGATAACCTACCTACATCATTCCCGAATATCTCCCATCCTTTTCTTTCAGTTCGTGAAAAGTATTCAAGCCTTCTACCTACTGTTATCTCTTCAACCATCGTATAAAATGCTTCTGGCTTTCTGCTGTGTTCTCTTCTTGGCTCTCTTATGATATCTCTCCAAGTGGTGTTATCCCATACAGGCTTACCTTTGATACCTATAAGGCAGAATTCACATTGCATTCTAACCCAATGCCCCATTCCTATTTTTTCCTTATCCCATACCATAGAAGCTTTATATGTGAATCCCCACTTATCAAGCAGCTCTTTTGCATCAAAAATAAACGCGTGTGTTGTCCACAGAAACATAACGCTGTCGTCTGCTGAAGGTATCTCAAGATCAAGAAGCTCTGATTGCTTCATTTCAGGGTAAGGATTGGCAACTCTTGAACTGTCAGGGTCGTATTCTCTTCCATAGTTCCAGGGCGGGTCAATAGCGATCACTTCAAATTTACCTTCAGGAAGTACAGCAACACCTTCTTCAATATCAAGCTTCTGCTGTTCTATATCAGCTCTTCGTTCTGCCTTCTTCTCTTCCTTAATGATCTCTTTGTACGCACTGTTGATACTGATATCACCGCTCCCTGATCTCAGAGCCTCTTTCACCTCTTCAGGCGCCTTCTCCAATACTTTTTTCACCTTATGAATATTCCCCGCAGATACTTTCGCTTCTTTTGCGATCTCTTCGCGGGTGTTCACGGGTTTGTCAACATTGACAAACCCACTATTTGAAGCTTCAGCACCGACCTTCATATTCTCCCTCGCC